TGCCCGCCGATGATCAGTACTTCGCCGGGTCAGCTTCTTTGGTGGTGGAAGATTTCAGCATACTTGTGCGCTTCATCTCGGAGGGTACACCAACATCGGCTGTCGTCATGAGTAAAAGCACGGCGTTCTCGGTAAAGTCGTCGTACCAGCTCCACCCGTAGTGATACCAGAAATTGGTGTACAGGCCCCGCGCGTTCATCGGCGTGGGGACGATACGGGAAAGACGCGGGGTGTAGCCGACAGTGTCAAAGTCTAGCAGACAGCCGAAAACGTTGGAAAGCTGCACCGCTGCATTTTTCTGGGCTACGCCTGCGGTGGTGGTGACCACCGGGGTGGCGCTGATCTGGTCGCGATTGTCCAGGTTCTGCCAGAACGTGATCAGTTCGGCGTCGCGGTATTTCAGCAAATTGTCATGGAACACCTGCGGAATCACTTTAGCGTCGATCTGGCTCTGGGTGCCGCTGTATAGATACAGGTGCTGCCGATCATACGGGGTATGCCGCGTCAGGTCATACTTGGTGCCGCCAATGCTCCAGTTCTGGTGCCATTTGATAGACCGCTCCTTGAGCAGCCGGGAAATATCGTTGATACGGCCATACGCATAAGCCGCGAACCCGGGGAAGTTCGCTTCCTTGTACACGTCCTGTACCGTAAGACTGGTACCCTGCTGGGCATTGTATTCATCCAGCAGATAGACCACGCTATCCGGGTTCGTGACGGTCATGCCGGTCAAGTGGTTTGCCATCAAGTTGGCGGCCAGGTTGCGCCTGTCGGCTTCGATCTGGTTCGACAGATGCAGGACGAAAGCAGACCAGAACTGCGCCAGTTCCTCGGGACTCTTGAAAGCCGCTTCCATCTGGGTATCAGCCTGAGTGTACACACGGGAATAGTTGGTCTGGCCGTAGTAGTTGGTTTGCAACACTTTAGGCTTGTGCACTTCGTACATATCCACAGACTGCCCGTCGGTCAGCGCCCACGCCTTATCCGTTACGGGGTCAGAATCGCAAAAATTGATTTTGCGACGATGATTAGCCCAGTCATCGCCGGTGACCTGCAAATTGCGCATAGGGGCGTCGTAGGGCCGGACTGCAAAGACGGTGCGGCCCAAAACCTGGGAAATGGCTTTGGTGTAATTATCGGTGCCGGTAAGCAAAGTAGCCTGTGCGACACTGGTAAAGGTAGAAGTATCCACGATGGGAGTAGTGGATTCCTGACCAGTAGCCAGCTTGTTGATCTCGGTCAAAATTGCGGAAATATCCGCAAAGTCCATGCCAAGGGGCATATCAGTTCACATCCTTTCCGTAGGTGGGGTCAATAATCCGGGCCGTGATGGTGTCGGCGGTAGCTGCGGGCTGCTGCTGCACACCCATGCCCACCGCGTTGGCCTGCATGGTCTGGGTCATGGCCTGCATGGCCTGGGTGCTGGCCTGCTGTCCCTGCAAAATCTGCTGTAGCAGGGTTTCCAGGCCATCATACTGACCGCCCGGCTGTGCGGGCGGGGTAGTCTGCTGATTCTGTACGGTGGCCGGGGCCACCGTGGGCGGGACCTGCTGCGGAATTACAGGATTCTGCACAGCAGTGGCCGGGGCCGGATTCTGTGCGGGTGCTTCCATGGCTTCAATCTCTGCTTTACTGTACCCGGCCCGGGCAAGGGCCACTTTCTCACTGATTTTCAACTTTAATCGCCTCCATCACAACATACTTTTCATTTGCCAGGCAAAAAACCACCTGGTCCTTATCGCCTTTGGTGACAGGGCCCACCGCGCAACACTGCCGCGTGTGGGCGTCGTCGGCCCAGTCGCTATAGTAGTCGATTTTCAAACGTGCGCACAGGTCAGCCAGCAGATAGGCGCGCTCGTTGGTGACGGACTGGGCAAAAATGATATAGCAGCCCATTGGTCAGCCCTCCTTTTTCAGGTCATCCAGGGCCAGCCGCATTTCCGTAATGGCTGCGGTGTTCTCCTTGACCACCGTATTGCATTGATACCACATGAGCAGGAACGCGGCAATGGGGAAACCCACGTTGGAAATAGCCTGCATCAAACTAGTCATATCCATTTGTAGCACCTCCTATAGATACAAGTAAATCCCCGGTTCTTGCGCTGGCTGACGCTTGCCCGCCCCTTCTGGGGGCTGCCGATGGGCACCGGGGATTATCTTTAGTATATATCGGTTGTTAAAAATTGTCAAGTCCCGCAGTATTCGCGGAAGAAGATTTCGTCTGAGTACCGCTCAAATTCGATCTGCCTTTGCAAGTACGCGGGCCATATGTATCCGTATGCGGCCCTAAACCGTTTCCGCTCAAACTCTCCGGTGCCGTACATCGGCATATTGCCGGACCGATGCCGACACACATAGTACAGGGGCTTGCTCTTGTGTTCATAAATGCAGCACCGTCCGATCTGCACCAGAGGGTAGTACTCCCGCAAGGGCCGGGACACTACAAGGCTTTTATCCTCTGCGCTGTACTGGTTTTCGATGGCTGATCTATAAAAGTCGGTGCCGCTCATGGAGCGATACAAAGCGGTGCTGGCTTTTTCCTTTGCTATGGGACTGTCTACCAAGTCGATCAACAAAATACCTTTATCGGCCAGCAGCTTGACGCGCTCTTTTTTGCCGATCATCTTTTCGACAACATCGGTAATCTCCCATTGCATGTAGTAGGGGTTTGCCATGCCGACGGCATTTGACATACATAGCAAGGTCAAGGGCTTTTTGCCTTGTAATTCTCGGTTACGGTTAACCGTTTCATAAATATTCGCCAGGCCCACGCCCTCACCGCGTCGGTAGTAGTCTGATTCCTCTTTCTGATATTCATCCAAAATAATGATATTGGTATGAGGACTTGAGAAACCACGGGTGCGGGCCAGGGTGACAACACTTCCCACAACTCCGGCCATTTTGGCCGGTTTGATGGGGCTGCCGGTGTCAGTGTACGCCCCGGCATTGCCCACTTCATACAGCCCCGCGATTTTGGGAAGTTTGAACGGCGCATAATGCGTCTGCAAATCGTCGTTCAGAGGGGACCACGGCCACATACTGGGCGACGCACAAATAAGTTCCGCCTGCTGCGGGGTGCGGCGCAAGTACAAAAATTCTTCCCCGGTCTGGTGCACGTGTTTTAGCGCTCCATAGGTCTTGCCGGTGCCACGTCCGCCCCATATAAAAATGATGGGAGCACCGGTAGACAAAATGCCGTCATCCTCTGAAAAATTCGGCCATCCGTCGTCTGTGTAAAGTTTAATCAAGCTAAACCACCTCCATAATCTTATAACCGAGTATCTTTGCATACTCGTCTGTGATACCTAGTGTGTAGGTATTGTCGCAAATACAAAGGTTTCGTGTAATATGTACCGTGTGCCCGTCTACCACAAAGTCCGGCACAGTTGGCCGGTCATTATAGACCACCTGGTTACCGGCTGCCAAACAGAAAGTAAAGCCGGGCTTGAATGCATCAAAACCACCCCACAAAGCCAGCTCTAAACCACCTTTGCGCTTACTCACTCCTGCAATGGTGGTCGTGATGGGGCCGCCCATGGTGTAGGTAGTTGCATACTTTTTGGCACCCCACGTCATAAACTCCGCATACGTATGTTCCTGCTCATACACGCCCATGTAGTGCACATTTCCTTTACGGTCGGTAGCGCAAGCGCCGTTGTCTTTTGCAAGCTGTTTCACGGCCCTGTTAAAATCCGACAAATCAATATCGCCCAGGTATTTGACACTATCTGTATCGCAGTACACCCCATTTTTACCGGCTGCCCATTGTCCAATTTTTAACCGCTTGCGGGTGTGGGCAGTTGTCCACACTGCCCATTGATATGGCAGGAACAAATGTGGGCAATGCTCGTTATAACTGCCCTCCGGGTCATCGGTGCATTCACTCCATAGGTTGTCCGGGTCGTCCTCGTCGAAAAGAGTATCCAGTTGCAACGGATCCTGCGCGGTCATGCCGTAGTAGCTATTCAAGTCGCCTTTGGATTTTACATAGTAAAGTTCCTGTCCGGGTATTCCTTTAAGGGACGTTTTGCCGGTATAGCTTTCTTTTATACAGTCGATAAGCGGCTTTGGAAGTTTACCATAGTCGGACGTGTAAAGGTCAAGTACATTGAGGGCGTCCCAGTCATATTCTTTTGCTATGATACGAAAGTCTATATCTGTTATGGTGATCTCGAAATGATCTGCCGATAGCAACCGCCCGTTGTCGTTTATATATCCCTCACAATGCCGAACCTTTGCAAGGGGAATATACGGGAACCCCCACCACTTGTACCGCTGTCGTAGTCCCTTTACCTGTAAGCGCATAAGACAGGCTTTTCCGTGCCTCATGCATTGCATGAGGCGTTGCACGGTTGCCGGTTCCTGCCGGAATGGGGTCATTGGGAAGTAACATTCGCACTGCGTAGCAGAGTAGGCGCTTGACATGTCCACGGACCCCACGTTTTCCAGGTGCAGCCCTACATAGTGGCGGTTTGCGTGGGTGTCTCCACCCCGGAAAGCCTCCCGCAGCATCTGGTAAAGGTCCCACGACGGCAAAAGCCGCTTCACCCTTTTGATGCCCCATTTGTACATTGCTTCCCGGGCCATGCGCCGGACGTATCCGGTGCGCGTCAATGGTAAAGTATAAAGGTCGTCTCCATCGCGCTGCATTTCGATCAAGAGGCATTCCACGATGCAGCGCACATCATTTATACAGTACGCCAGTTCGGTAGAAGATAGCGGGGTCCAGGGGTACCGCACTTTGGAGTAGTCCAGCGCGCCGGTCAGCTTTGCATGAGGGGCACCAAGCTGTTTGCCCCATGCATCCAGGGACAAGTTGCTATGTCTCATACTACACCGGTATTCTATTGCTCGGTTGTCGCATTTCAGAACCCGACGGGGTTTACTGGCAAACACATCGCCAGGCCCAAAATCCATAACGCCGGACAGATATTGAAATTCATGTGCAAGATTGTGCACATACATGCACAGGTACCAGTCACCTTGTGGGCCGCTGTTGGCCTGCAAATAATCACTGATTGCGCCTGTAAATTTAATCCATTCATCCCATGTTCTACCTATGATGGTTATATCCAAACCTAGCTGACATTGCCATATATACATTATGGTGTGGGGGTTGCCGTCTGCGTCTACGCATACCCGGCTGGTTTCGATGTCAAAAGCACAAGGCACATTCACATACAGGCGCTTTTTATTGGTTTTGCGCTTTTTCCCTTTGGTGTGTTTACGGTCCAGGTGTTCCATGAGCCAGGGGACGGGGTTATAGTTACAAACCTCCGCCAAAACCTCCGCGCAAGTCGGCGGAACTGCTGCCGTCGCTGTAATCCCAATCTTTGCCATAGCTCACTTCTCCCCGCAGCCATTCAGCAAAATCGTCAATACTGACATTATAGCCGCCCTTCTCACGCCAGTACATGACCGGCTGGTCAGACGGATAATAGTACACTCCGGATGCCTTGACGATCTCCCACCACTCGGACAATGCCGTGTACTGATCTTCGGGCACATCGTTGGTATCAATTCCGCCCACTTTCATTTTTTGTTTGAACTCTTCCCGGGCCCCGCCTACGGTAGAACCTTTGGAGCGGACAAACCGCGCTACATCTGCAAGGGCTTGCTCCAGCGCTTTCCGATCCCCGCGCATTGCCTTTATGGTCGGGAACCCTCCGGAAAATTCTTTATATACATCACTGGTCCCGCTAATGGGGTCCTGGGATAGACGTTTCAAACGTTTCTGGGCAATATCGCGCAAGCGTGTATATTCCTTTCGCATCTGATTGTCCGGCCACGATTCCAGGGCATAGGGGGTGTACAGTTCCGGACTGTATTTGAGGGCTGCCCTGGCTTTAGCTGCGCCTGTTGCCATGCTTTGCACGCTCCTTTCTATCCTTGACCATATAGTACCAGTCCAGGGGGTTTGCATCAATGTCAAGGCCGTCAAAGACAGTTTTCGCCCAGGCTGACCGGAAAAAAGCTACATCCTTTGCAACGACTCCACTATGCACAATAGCGGTGGCAAGATACAACATTGGGTCATCGCATTCGATCAAGGTGTACTTGTTGCAGTTCTGTTTCAAGTGGTTCACCTCCTATAAAATAAGGCCGCCGCATATGCGGCGGCCCTTGTTGAATTAAACCAAATTCAGAGATAGTACCTGTCCTTTTTTGGTACTGATGAGAACTGGCTTGATCTTCACCGGCTCCGTCCACGTGTCAGGGGTTCCCAGCAGCATAAACATACGCTTGAGGGACTGATAAACTCCAATGGATACACACACATAGGAATGGCCATCCTCGGTGATTAACACAATGCGCGGTGCAAGGGTTTTCTCCTCCGTACTATTCTCCTTGCTCACCTCCACGCATTCCACGGATACATGCACCAGGGAAAGCACCTCGTTCACGTGCTCTTTCAACTTGTCGGTGGGGTTGCTGGTCGCATTGTAAAACGACACAGCCGCGGAACGGTCGGCCAGGTTCATATCAGTGTAACCAACCCCCGTGTTCATCACATCGGAAACCTTAACGGAACCATTGTTTTCGGACTTCATAATAGCTTCGGACATAATACAAAACTCCTTTCATTCTCTGCCCTGTCATCATCAGTACCGGACGGGCGGTCCCGGTAGACGGCCCATAGGGCCGTTTCGACTATTCAAAGTATGGATTGACGTATTCTTTCAAGTATGTACTCGTATGAGCCCGCTCTGGTCAACCATGCATCTTGCCACACAGGCCCATATTCTTTCAACCCGGCATTGTGCTTTGCTCGTTTGATTTCACAACTCAGCATCTTTTCAATGCGGGTTCTGGTGTCTTTACATCCCGCTTGATAGTTCGCCAGTGATTGATCTTCGGGCGGTATGTATTCAACCACCGAAATTGTACCGTCCTCGTGGACGGTAACAATGAATTTACGGATTTCCATTCTGTTATTCCTCCTCACCGATACCGGACAGAACACTAGCCATAATCAGCAGGTCGGTACCTCCATTCAACTTCACGGCACCTGCAAGCACCTGGAGGCAATCAATCAGATCTTTCATTGTGATCTGATCCATGTTGTCACTCTCAAAAGTGATAGTGTCATCTTCAATCAATAACTTAATTTCAGCTTTTTTCATTATAGCTTTCCTCCCACTTTTCAAAATAATACTTATTGTATTTTTTATTTACCGCGGAAATGAGATCCCCAACTGGAATCTTTGCACAAATTATAAATGCAAAACAGGATATCAGAACATGAGATAGTTCCTCTACTATCTCATTAAAAGACCCCTTTCTATTTCTTTCAAAATGCGATAAAGCTACAATGAGTTCCGCGCATTCCTCTTTTAATATGATACTTTGCGAATATCCATCACCTTTTCTAAACAATGCAGCAGTTTTTAATACCGACTCAAATAAACTTTTCATTTTTGTCAACCAGCCTTTCTTGTTTTTTTTCGTTGTCTATATTATATCATAGTGCGACGCACATATGTTGCACAAAAAGAAACATATATTGCTATACCACATTCTGTACCCACTCCCCTACCCTATCGGGGGTGGGTACTATATTTTGTGTCTATTGGCAAAATGCACAAAGCTTGAGCCATTGGGGAAGAAAATTTTGTGCAAAGTGCTATTACGTG